GGATATCGTTGTAAATAACGGCAAGGTGACGGTCGACAGCAACGGCAAGCTTGTCGGCATAGGAACACCTGACGTTGTGGTAAACAACGCAAGCGTCACCGTAGACGGGACTACTGGGAAACTAGTTGGCATAGGTACTGCGGATGTCGTTGTTAATAACAATTTAGTAACCATTGACGCGGATGGTGAAATCGTAGGTATAGGCACTACGGGTATCATCGTAAACAATGGGAAAGTCACCGTTGATGGTACTGGGCAGCTCGTTGGAATCGGAACCAGTGGAATCATTGTCGATAATGACAGCGTCACAATAGACTCCAGCACGGGAAAGCTGGTCGGAATTGGTACTGCTGATGTCGTTGTTAACAACGGCAAAATCTCAGTTGATGCAACGACTGGTCAATTGCAGGGGATCGGTACTGGTAATAATACTGTCGTCAACAACTCCAAAATCACCATTGATAACAGCACGGGAGAGATTCAAGGAATTGGGACAAGCAGCATTGTTGTCAATAACAGTAAGGTAACGGTTGATAGCGATGGCAAGCTGGTCGGGATAGGGACATCCAATATCGTTGTCGATAATGACAACATTGCTAGCAGCAATCTCGTTGGGTCAGGCAAAGTGTTCGCTACATCTCTGCCCGCAGATGGTGCAACCGTTGGAGCGCAGTTCGGCACGAACTTGTTTGATACGGACGGCACCACCAACCTTACGGCTAACGAGATAAAGAATGGCAACATCGGGGTTGATACCAACGGAAGGCTGACTAACACAGGCACCGGCACGACCGTTTTTTCTAATGACAAAATCACCGTAAACAGCAGCGGTGTCTTATCTGGTATTGGAACGAGCAGCGTCGTCGTTAACAATCAAAAAATTACCGTTGATAGCGACGGTGATTTAGTTGGCATAGGAACAGCTAATGTTCGTGTTAACAATGACAAAATCGAATTAAACACCGATGGTTCGCTAAATTATTCCGGTTCTGGGACCGGCAATCCCACCATGAACACCCTCACAGACGCAGACAACGTACGCTCAAGGGTCAAATCTGGACTTTCGACTGATGGCGATGTTGTCAGAACCGTTTCAAAGACGGTCGGCGGTTGGGGCGAGGACATCAGCGCAAAGACTGGTATACCAGATTTTTCGGGTGGCTCTATAACGTATCAATCTACGATTCCAAAAACTCGCGGAGGATTAGCAGAGGACTTAAGTTCAAAGACCGGGGTTATAAGGGTAGAAAATGGCACCTTCAACTTCGACGCTCAACTGCCTGCAACGCGCGGGGGAACCGGCCTTTCTTCGGTGTCTACCTTACAAAATAGCAACGTCGTGACATTTGAAGTGCAGGGCGGCAATCTCTTTGTGTGGTCAAAATTTGCAACAGGGAATTTTAATCCTTCTGCTACGACTTACACGTTTACCGTGAGATGGCGAGATGGATCAGGAAGTCTGCTAACGACCAGCACGATACAGTTAAATTTAGACACGACTAACACAGATTTCAATGCGCCCACTGTAAGCGCGGGGTCTGGCAACTCATTTAACTCGAGTAGCGACGTCTCTGGCACTGGAACTACTGAGCAGACCATTAGTGTCCGCAGGGGCAACGTAACGTGCACCGTCGTAGGCAGGATAGAGGTTGTGACCGGATTCACGTTTAAGTTTGGGTCTTGAGAAAGATATGGCCGTTTGGATAAAAGCCGAAAGCGACAACATTTATTTTAGGCTTCTGACTGAATCTGACATGCCAACGCTGGCTTTGGCGATGACCGGAGTTGACCCCTTTGGCGTGCTTCCAGACGCCCAAGTGCAGAAGGCTTTTTACTATGCAGCTAATAAACAAAACTCAACAATGTTCGCCTCACGCAGTCTGCAAGACGATGACAAAGGTTGGTTAAATTGCACCGTATGCAAGTCCGACGACACGGTCGTCGGGTACTGGGTAGGCAAGTATGTAGGCAAAAGAGTTAATCAGATGATGAGCGCTCTAATTCCTGCGGAGCGCAGTAACGGGTATTACAGAGAGCTAAGCGTGCTGAGACACCGTTTTATTTTCGACAGCCTTGGTGCTGAGGAAAGCAGCATCGTTATTCCGACCTCAAGCGGATCTATCGATAGCGCTGTTCGCGCATCTTTAGACGATCTTTACACGACTACGGAAATGACAAAAATTATCGCCAACAAGGGAGAGTACAGACGGTCGGTGATACAAAGAGCTGACTGGGATGCGTGGATAAATAGCAGTACAAATGCGACTCAAAAAGCGCGAGCTTACAACTTAGAATTTTCCAATGCCTAAATACGCAAAAGCGACTGGCCCTAGGGTATATGTGCGATCCATAAGGGAGGATGACATAGACGCTTTACGGGACGCGATGAGCGATTGGCGCGCTGACGGGGTGCAAATGACAGAAGCGCAAGCGACGGCCACGATAAAAGAGTGGGTTTGGCAGATGTCCTCAAATCAACAGGAGTTTTTCGTTGCCTCAGCTGACGCCAGCAACCCCAATGCTTTCGTTGTTGATCCGGAAGACTTATTTGAAAGGACTTGGGTTTACGATGGTTTTTATCTCAACAGCAGTGACGAATGTATAGGTTTCCAGATAGGCAAATTCGTGGGCACACAATACCAGCATAGAGCTGCGATGATGCGCCCGCAGTATCGGTCTATGGGTTATTACGAGGAAGCAGCTGGCATTGGACCCAAAACATTGTTCCTGACGATAAAGAATTGCGACAGCATGACCGTCACCATTCCCGTGGTTCAATCAGAAACGATGAAGCAGAAATTAGACAGCACTGTGTGGGTTTCTGAAGACCTCGAAGTCAGTAGTTTTACTAACGTAGAAAGAATCGAACCAGTTGCTTACGTAAAGAAACAAGTGTCAAAGGAAAAATGGCTCGAGTGGTACAATCTACCGGAACAATCAGAGTATCGCGCCCAGCATTATAAATACGAGATTTTAGACCACTAATGGAAAGCATCGTCACCCTGATCAACGAGGTAGGATTTCCAATTGCGGCTGCTATTGGTCTGGGCCTTTTTGTCTGGAAACTGATAACTAAGATTATCGACGGCATGGAAGCGAAAATTGATGTGCTTGATGACAAGGTTTCCGCTCAAATCAGTGAGATTGAAGAGCGACTAGGCAGCAAACTAGATGCCCAAATGGGAATTTTAGTAAGCCTTATCGACAGAGTGCGGTCAGTGGATAATGAAATCATTCGACAAGATACGATGATGAAAACCATCCTCGGCGTGCCGCAGCTCATGGATACCGACAGGCTCGCTAAAGCCAAGCAAAACGATCAGCGAAAAGATTGATGTACGCAATGAAACCAAATTGGCTGTCGATTGTTTTGATTTTCCTTATCTTTATGATCGTTTTGAGCGGCCCTGCTTTTTCCGACGAGATGAGGTTTAAGTTCAAAAGCCCTAGTTTTTCCGGTCAAGCTACATCTAGTCATTACCTTACTATTGAGAATCAAACATTCAACCGCAAGCAGGCCATCAAAGAAGAGATAAAAGCGTATAAAGACGAACTGGAAAGAGATGCTCAAAACACAACCTTAGCTAGATTCATACGTAACTTAGAGAGCAGAATATACGCACAGTTATCAAGGCAGTTGGTTGATAACCTGTTTGGGGAAACGCCTCAAACGAGCGGTGTGTTAGAGCTAGAAGGCAACACGATAGAATATGAGACAGAGGGCGACACAATTACTCTCACAATCACTGACGCAGATGGCGGCACGACTACTATCACTGTTCCTATTGGTAGTTTTACTTTCTAGCTGCACGCTTTACAAGATGAACAAAGGCGGGAATCTCGGGTTCGTCCAGCCAGAAAGTCTCGCGTCTGTGACAGATTTAATACTTTCAGAGCTTGAATCGATTGAGCCTCCAAAACGCAAGCCGGTGGTGGCGATTTATGCCGGGGCTTTCAATGACTCCACGGGCGCGCGACGTAGCAACAGCATGTACGCAGACTTCAGCTCAGCGGTCACACAAGCCCCGGAGGCGTATTTAATCAGAGCCTTAAAACACGCCGGTGGTGGTGACTTCTTTGATGTCGTTGAGCGGGTGGGCTTGGACAACGTGACCAAAGAACGGCAGTTAATTCGCTCCACGCGAAAACAGTTCAACGAAGAAACAGACCTAATGCCGCTCGCGTTCGCCGGTTTGTTAATGCATGGCGGAGTGATAGGATACGAAAGCAACTTGAAATCAGGCGGTTTCGGTGCGCGATATTTGGGGATCGGTGCAGATAAAGAATACCGACAAGACACAGTCACCATTTCCCTCCGCACAGTCTCAGTATCTACGGGGAAGGTTTTGCTAGAGGTTCTTGTTACTAAGTCCATCTTGAGCGTGGGCTATTCACAAGACACGTTTCGGTTCGTAGCTGAGGGGACTAAGCTAATTGAGATCGAGAATGGCATTGTACAAAACGAAAGCGTTGGAATCGCCTTACAGACTGCCATCGAAACGGCTGTATTGGAAACGATTAAGCAAGGGTATCTTGCTGGTTATTGGGTGCCTGTCAGTCAGCGTTGATGCTGCTGACAACGAGATCTATGTGGACCAAGCTGGTAACACGGCGAACATTGACCTAGAGCAGTTGGGCAACAGCAATATCATCGGCGGCCTTTCATCATCAGCCGGATCGTTGACCGCGTTTGATTTAGATGGCACCAGCCTTACCCTTGACATCAATCAGATCGGTAACACCAACAAGTTCCTCGGCGACATCTATGGCAACTCAATAACGGGTTTCTTTGAGTTTGATGGCGACAGCAACAATTTCACCATTCAAGTTGATCCAACCAACACTTACTCCGCCGATAGTGGCAACTACTTCATAGACGTCACTGGATCAACGAACAATATGACGCTGAACGTCGGCACAGCAGCGCTTTCTGACACCATTGACTTGGACTGGATCATCAACGGATCAGGCAACAGCATTACGTCAAGCATTGACATAGACCAAGCCACTAACTACATGGATATAGACGGTTCAAATAACACGGTCACCTATGATGGTGACGGCGCGGCGACAGGGTATTTTTGGCTAGATCAAACGGGCAGCGGGAGAACGTTCAACATTCAGCAACAAAGCACCACCAACAATGATTGGCTTAAAATTATTAGTAATACTAGCAACGGCACTCTTTGCATCATCCAAAACGATCAAGGCGGTAGCACAAGCTGCTGATATAGGCGCTATAAGCGACGTAAAGGGCGCTGCGCGGGTTTTTCGCGATAAGGGGTACAATGCAAGGCTAGACTTTGATTTGCGCCTTATGGACGATTTAAGGACTTCTAACGGCAGGCTGGAGGCCACTTTCCTTGATTCATCTGTGGTTAGGCTCACAGAACATTCCACTCTTACAATTGATGAGTACATCTACGATCCTGATCCCAGCAAATCAAAGATGGCGCTCAATTTTGCGAGTGGCACCGCTAGGTTCGTCACCGGCGCATTAGGCCGAATCAACAAAGAAAACATAAAGATCACCACGCCGACGGCTGATATAGCCATTCGCGGCACGGACTTTACGTGTACCGTTGATGAGCTAGGGCGATCTCTGATCATCTTGCTGCCAGATGCAAACGGCGATGCCAGCGGCGAAATCATTGTCACAACGGCTATGGGTTCAGTCTCGCTAAACAAGCCGTACGAAGCCACTACGGTGAACGTTTATGAATCAACTCCAAGCAACCCCGTGATTTTAGATCTCACGTTAGAGATTATTGATAATTTGTTGATCGTTTCACCACCGAAAGCTGTGGAGATCCAAGAAGAGGAAGCGACCACAGAGCAGGCTGACATACTTGACTTCGATGAGTTGGATATTGATTTCCTAGATCAAGAGTTCTTAGACACCAACGAGCTAGAGTTTACGGAGCTAGATATTAACTATCTGGATGTAAACTTTTTGGAGGACTTGCTGAACATCATTGATGCCTTGGCAATTAGCGATGAGCAGGATGTGTTGGCGTTGCAAGCCACATCCGTTGATATACGCGGCACGGCCGCAGGCCAAGATCCCGTCACCCAAATTACCACGCTAATCCAAGGCCAAAATGTGAGCCTTCGCAGGAATGTGTCAAGCTCATTGCAATTAGACATTTCTGGCGCGCAGGCTTATACAGTTATCCTCATCCAAGGCGGGGTCTCAAACACGGTGACCATCAACGGCGGGGGC